ATCGAGCGAGCGGGACATTGCGGAGAGCGCGTCGCGCTCGCCGGCGGTTCGGATAAGCGTTCTCAAAGCGTCGAGCCTCTCGTTTCCCGGCGAAGCAGGTATTCGCGGCGGCGCCGGCGTCGAGGCGGGCGTGCGCGTGCGCGGGTCGCTTGCTCCAACGCGAGAGAGAATTTGACGAACGGACTTTTCCTCGGCGGCCGCGCGGTTGACTGGTTCCTTGATGAGCGAAACCGCCGCGCGCACTGTCACGTCCTCCGACAAACCTTTCGCGCGGGCATCGAGGAATTTTTCGAGCCGCGCGATTTCTTGGTGCACCTCTACCATGTGGAGAATCCAATGCTCTGACACCTGATACCCGGGGTCGATTTTGAGGACTTGGGCCTTGACCGTGTCCAAATATTTATTGGCCCTTGAAACTGTAGCGAACCTGAACGTTGTCATACTCGTGACTTTAGTTCCTTCCGTTGGCGCTCGCTATCGGCTTGATCGTCTAGACGATTCTGTCTAGGCAAATTCATGGTGCGCTCCCAAATCAGCGCGAGATTAAGCCGTCCATGAATGTGGAGCTTTTTGAAGCTCGCGTTCACGTGCGAGCGTGTCGTCCCCATAGTCACACCCGCCTGGACGCAAATCTCCTTGTCTGAAAATCCACGATGAATCAGTGAGGCAATTCCGCTCTCGCGCGGCGTCAAACCGAGACGCGCACCGATGCTAACGATTCTTTCACGCTCGGCGTCGAGGTCCAACGCGCCGTTCGTTCCTTGCCTCGATAGGTGAGCGGAATTTTTTGGGGGCCTTCTCACAGATGGGCAGCGAGGTTGGGTCGAACCGTCTTTTTTCAGCGTTTTAAGGAGACTCCCTTGACGGCTGGGGGTAGGCACCCAGGGTGGATACACCCAGGGATGGTCGGACGCTTTTCCCAGGATTCTCCACAATAACGACAACTGTAGAGGCTCAACGACATACGTAGTGAACGCTCGGTGTCACGCGCTTTCCCTTCTCAGGTTCATTCGGCCAGTGCACTGACAGGCGCCAAGTCGCGTTACAAATTGCGTCAATCGCATGGACAATCGCGCCCGCGTGCCGCAGTGAGTCGAGTAACGCGACAAGCTCCGGCCCGGCAACCTCGATCGAGCGCGGGCGATCACTGAACAGGTCCGATTGAGTGTCGCTGCTCATGGTTTGGCGTCTGGCGATGGCCAGGTCAACCAAATGCGCCATTTCGAAACGTCGAGTTGTTCCATCCGCACGACGGCGCCGGCGAACCGGGCCAAGTGCGCAGCCCGTTCAAGAACTTCCACAACCTCCCCCGTGGTATCCGCGCAAACGTCGAGGAACGGCGGTTTTGATTGTAGAGCGAGGCGAAGTTGATCGTTGTTCATAAAGTCAGTCCGGTTCCCCGGGTGTGTAATTCTCGAACCGTGTAATTGGCCTGTTGAAAATCATCTTCACCTTCCCCAGCCGTCCGCATCGGTTTTTCTTCACGAGCAATTGAACTTGCTGTCGGTCTTCGTCCGTTTGCTCTGGGTGATGAATGAAGATTACGGAATCGGCATCCTGTTCAATTGTCCCAGAGTCCCGCAAATCGGAGAGTCTCGGCTCGCGGCCGCGGTCTCTGTCGTAATCGCGGTTGAGCTGAGAAAGTGCGATGATCGGCAGGTGCAGCTCCTTCGCTAATGCCTTCAGCCCGCCAGTGATTTCGCCAAGCTCTAGCACGCGGTTTTCGTGCCGGCTCCCGTGAAGTAGCTGCAGGTAGTCCACGACCAGCAAGTTCAGCTTGTGTCGCTGCATCATGCGCCGGGCGATGAACTGCAACAATCCAATCGCGAGTCCGCCGCGGTCGCAGATATGCAGCGCGGACTTTGCGACGGCGCCGGCCGCTTGGCCAATGGCGAAAAGCTGCTTTTCAGATAAATTGCCGGCTTCGGCTTCGTCGGATGGGATGCGCGCCCGGCTGCAAATCATCCTTTGGACAACCTCATCCTTTGACATCTCAAGACTGAACAGACCGACGGACAGTTTGTCGTCAACGGCCACTCGCTCAGCAATCTGTAACGCCAGAGAGGTCTTACCCTCGGCCGGCCGCGCGGCGATGACATTCATTTGACCGGCCCTCAATCCGCGCTGCAGTCTGTCCAGGTCAGGGATGCCGGTTGAAAGTCCGCGCATCTTTCCCCGGTTCACAACCGCCGCCTCGAAATGGCCTAAAGCATCGCGGACAGCTGATTTGATGTCTGTCTCGCGCTCCGAGTCCGCTTCCAGCCGGATTGCCAGGATCTCCCGCTCAGCCTTTTCCAGCGCACAGTCCGCGTCCGGGTCATCGTAGCCGGCTGCCGTGATCTTGGTTCCTGTTTCGACCAGCCGGCGTCGAATGTAAACCTCCTGCAACTGGTCTGCGTAGTAGGTCAGCGAGGCGGGCGATGGCGCTTGCTCCGGGAGTCCGGAGGTATATTCGAGACCGCCAACATCGGTTTCGAGCTTCAACGTGACGATCGCCTGTCCGACCGTCACCGTGTCGATGACCTTTCCGCCGTCCACCATGTCGCGGACCAACTGGAAAAGACGACGGTGCCGCGAGTCGAAAAACAGCCGGTCGGCGCCCGGGTATGTGGTTATGAATTCTGAAACGTTGGATGGCGCCGCTTGGAGAATCGCCCCAAGGACTGCCTGTTCCAATTTTTCGGAATTCGGCGGAAGGCGGTCAGCCGGTGAACAGTGCTTTGCCATAGATCGCTTTTAGAGACGGCTTTGAATTACCCAGCGTGGTTTCTGTTTCTCCCCCGGCCGTAAGGCTGTCTTCTCTGTTCCTTTCTTCCTTTCTTTCTTTCTTCTTATAGTAGGACACAGAACTAGCCTCACCGTGTCCTATCGTTCGGTCATGGTGTCCTTTCGTTCGGACATGGTGTCCGAACGGTAGCAGGTGGTAGGTGCATGCTGCTTTCAATGGCGGGGTGGTGACCTTAATCACGCCGATACGCACCAGATCTGCCAGGCGGCGCCGAACCGTCCGGTCAGTGACGCCCGACAGCTCGGCGATGTAACGGTGCGTGGTGGTGAACGGGTTTTCTGAACCGTTGTCACTGGCCACAATAGTCAAGGCGAGGTAAACACAAAGCGCGCTGCTGCAGTCCTCGATTTGCTGTCGGATGCACTTCAGGACGCCTTTATCCTGCCAACAGAATCCGCCGTTTTTGATCGTTCTCATTTCGACGATTCGAAGAACAGCCGGAAGAAGATTCTGCCCAGCATCCGGCGATGATCAGGGCGCCGCATCCAGTGCCAATGCGAAATGATCAGCCAGAGCAACGAAAGGAATTGCTTGGGGTCTTCGGGGAGCTTAAATTTGCATCTCATTGATCGTTTGTCGCCGCGTTGAGCTGTCCAGGCCGCGCGGCTTTTTTTCACGTCGCTAATGGCGACGGAGTGAATTGTTTATCGCGGGGCGACCGTCCGGGTGAGAAGTTTCTCGACATGGGAGACGCTGTAAAAACAGACGCCTCCACCACGTCGCGCGGCCATGTTGGTTTTGAACCGCGGAATGTTGGCACGATCGAGCCAGGCGCGGAACGTGTCTCTCAGCGGAGGCGGGCTAATGTGATTCGGGACAACGTCGCGGAGCAACTCATCCAACGTCGCCAGCCGGGCCCTTTGGGGTAAATTCGTATCCATTTTTTTGATAGGACACGAAACGCCGCGTTAAGGTCATCAGCTGAATTATTAACGCGGCTGACAGGTGATGTTCCACTGCTGCAACCTCTGAAGGAGCTGCGATCTTCCTTTGTCTGATTTCGAGCCGGTCCAGCCGGGAAAATATTCGTGCAACCATTTGCGGAGTTGCGCCTGCGTCGCGTAGATGCGGCGCTCGGCAGGGTTTCCGTTTTGAGTCATGGCGATATGAACGGCCATCGGGAGTTGCCTTTCAGCGTGAACATTGTCCACCTCGACGAGACCGCGAATCAGCTTTTCAATGCGGGCCGGATTCTGTTCTTTCCGCGCAGCGGCCCGCAGTTCCTCCAGGAACCAGAACACAACGTCAACCGCGCTGTTCCTAAATTGCAAGCTGGCCAGTTCAAGCCCGGTTTTGTCCTTTGGAATTTTGGCGATGCATTTTCGCTTCATGCTTTGAAGCACGCTCCCACTTAGAGTTGCTTTGAGGACTCGAAGCCTGTTTTGATCTTCCGGTGTGAGGTCCGCAACCGCATCACCTTCGAGCAGCCGGGTAAGATCAAACTCGCCTAGAACCTTGCCGACACCCGGTTTCTTTCCCCTCTTCACTTGCCCGCCCCTTTCTTCGGTCGCAGTGCGTAGAACTTTTTCGTGTCCTCGCTGTTCACCCGCCCTTGATAGCTCGATTTGATGATGGCTTCCGAGTTGCCGAACATTTCTGCCGTTCGGCCGTAACTGCCGGTCAGTCTGAAGAAAAAAGAAACAGCCGCGTGCCGCATCACGTCCACCGGCCACGGCTTCAGCTTCCCCGGTTTATCATCGGGATTGACGCGACCGCCGAAGCCGGCCGCCCGTTTGATACGGTCAAAATCCTTGCACCAGTTCGCCGGGTAGAACGGTTTGCCCTTGTGCGCGGTCAACCACGCTTTCAGAGCAGCGTTGAAAGGCGCCTGTTCGGGCGGGCCGTCATTGAACGCAATCACGCGGTTCCGGCCGGTCTTGGTCTGGTTTGCCTCGAGGCGGATCTCCCCATCAGTCAGATTGACGGCTTTCCAGTTCAACCGGGCAGCTTCGAATGGTCGCAGGCCTCCAAACAAACAGACCGCAACGTATGGCGCCAGCCGGCCACGCTTGAACGTGTCCGCTTTCCTCAACAGTTTTTCGCACTCCGCAACGGTCAGGATGGCCGGCGGGCCCTTTTCACCCCTGAACACTCTAACCTCCCGGGCCGGGTTGTGGGCAATCCACCGCCGGGGCCGTTCAATGCACCAGGCACAGAAACGACTCACAACGCGCTTGTCGTTATCGCGAGTCGCCGCGGAAACGTCGCGCTTGCCCAGGTAGGCCTCGATCAGCTCTGGTGTGATGTCCGAAACGCGGACGTTGGGAACGGACGATGCGAAAATCGAAATGCGGATTTTGAGATTCTGTTTTGAGAGTGGGCGCAGCGACGCGTCAGCGTCCAGCCACGACTTGAACTGTTCAACCGCATCGTCCAGCCGCGGTGACTCCGTCACGGCCTGCTCCCGACCCTTCTTGATCCAGTAATCGACGGCCGATAGAAGCTCCTCATCGGCGTGCAACCTGGGAAACACGGCCTCGGCAATTTTCAACTGTGTATCGGTCAACCTCGTTGCGCGAAGCGCTGCATCATCGGGCGCGCGGCCCAGATACTCAGCCTCCAGGTCGATGAGACGGCAGTGCGCGGCCTTCGAATCGCCAAAGTTCTCGCGGACGCGGGCGCCATCGCGCTTGATGCCGCTCACACGCCAGGACTGGCTGCCCGCGCGATTGAGGAAAGGAATGATTTTGAACCGTTGTTTCGGTTGCGGCCGGTTCGACCTCCAGCGTCGATCGGGGATGGTGGGAACGCGGCTGCCAGAATCGGACTGGCCAACATCGGGAAGGGAATCTTTCATTGCTTCCCATTGTAGCCAATTGGGAAAGAATATGTCAACTACACGTCAACCGATTTTAGACATGCACAATAAGCCTATAAACACGGGTCGAAATGCAATTGTCTCAAAGTCCTTTGGAGCCTTTAGTCGTGGTTCGAATCCACGTCGGACAGCCAACTTGTAGCCTTGCCGCTCCTTCGCTTCGCTCAGTCGGTCAAAGCACTCCTTGTTTCGTTAGGCATTTGTGCTTGCGTGACATAGCGGCCATTGGAATAGGAGTGCGATACCGCCGTTCGCGCACGTAACTTAGGCGCGGTCATTTTCATTTTGCCTGCCTGCCTCGACCTTCGCGCTCCCTGCTCCGAACTGGCCTGGCTCAATCCTCGGAGAACAGGTAATCGAGATCGTCCTTCGACAGACTCCGGGCAAAGCCTTCTTCACCCAGTACGTCGCTGATGGTTTGCGCCTTGCGCTCCTGCAGTTCCCAGATCTTTTCCTCGACGGTGCCAGGTGCGATGAGCCGATACGCGTTCACCGTGCGGGTTTGACCGATGCGATGCGAACGGTCGATGGCTTGCGCTTCGACTGCCGGATTCCACCACGGATCGTAAAGCACCACGTAACTGGCCGTGGTCAGGTTCAAGCCCGTGCCGGCGGCGCGCAAACTGAGCAGGAAAACCGCGGCGTTCTGGTCGTTCTGAAACGAATTCACCACCTCCTGCCGGTCCTTGGTCTCGCCGGTCAGTATGTGGGTTGGAATCTGCCGCTGCAGACATTCCTTTTCCAGGATTTGCAACATCTGGACGAACTGGCTGAAAACCAGGCCCTTCTGCCCCTCCGCGAGCAACGGTTCGAGCAACTCGAACAATGTCTCGGTTTTGCCTGACGGCGAATCGTTGCCGACCAGGTCCGGATGGCAGCAAATCTGGCGCAGCCGGGTGAGGGCGGCGAGCACGTGGATTTTGCTTTTCGCCACGCCCTTTTCGGCGACGGTCTGCATCACCTTCTCCCGGCTGCGACGCAGCTCGGCGAGATAGAGTTTGCGTTGCTCCTCGCCCAGGTCGCAATCGCGGCGTTCCTCGATGCGGTCGGGCAGATCCTGGGCGACCTGGCGTTTGAGCCGGCGCAGCATCAGCGGACGGAGTTTCGCCGCCAACCTGCGGCGCGCGATTTTTTGAGACCAGCCCGCGTCTTCGCCGCCGCGCGGTTCGTAGGTTTCAGCGAAATGGTTTTGAGAACCGAGATAGCGCGGCTGGATGAAATCCACGATGCTCCAAAGGTCCAGCAACCGGTTTTCCAGCGGAGTGCCCGTGAGCGCCAGGCGTTGATCGGCGCGGAGTTGTTTCACGGATTGCGTCACCTGCGCGGAGGGATTCTTGATGAACTGCGCCTCGTCGAGAATGATGGCTCGAAACTCAAATTTTTGCAGCGCTTCAAGGTCGCGTCGGAGCAAGGCGTAATTGGTGACGATCAAATCGTGCTGCGGAATCTGTTTCCTCAAATTATGCCGCGCGGCGCCGCTCTCCAGCACCAGGACTCTCAGGCCTGGCGTGAACCGGTTCGCTTCGCGACGCCAGTTGTGCAATACGGACGCGGGGCAAATCACCAGGGCGGGCCTGGTTCTCCTCCCGCTCTGTTCCTGCAACCGGGCGAGCCAGGCCAGCGTCTGCAGCGTCTTGCCCAGGCCCATGTCGTCAGCGAGGATTCCCCCGAGCTTCAAGCGGGTGAGGTGACAGAGAAAATCGAAACCGGCTTTTTGGTAGGGCCGCAACTCCGCCTTGATGGATTCAGGTAAAGGCGCGGGAGTGACGCCTTCAAATTGCGCGATCCGCTGGCGCAGCAATTGGGCCTCCTCGTCCCCGAACCGTTGCAGCGTGGCATCGTCCATTTGCGTCGCGTGCAGCAAGGCGACTTGCTGCGGCTCGGTGTTGAGTCGATCCAGTCCGAGGTCAGCCATGGTCTCGTGCGCGGCCTGAACGGCGGTCGAATCCAGTTGCATCCAGCCGCTGTCCGGCAGTTTCTCAAACTTGCCCGTGGCCGTCTGCAGACGTTGCAAGTCGGCGGCGGTCAGCTTCAGGCCCTCCTGTTCCCATTCC